TAATGATTGAATACCTGTACCTGTACCAGCATATGGATCAAAATAACGAACAATAGCTGGAGGTGTTTGTTGGAATATTGTTTTTACTTCAATTGAATCACCTGGCTGCAGTGATGCAGAAGCAGATGCCCAAGTATTTAAATTATAATTTTGTACTCCTGCAGTTACTGGGATTGATGCTGTGTACCAAGTTGTAGTACCACCAGTACCGGCTTCAGAACCATAAGTTGAAGCAATGCGTATTGTTGAAGCTAAATTAGGAGTAATTACTTGATTATTCAATGCAGATCCAGTAGCTGAACCTTCCATCGAAATGTAATTTTCTCTAATTTTCCATTGATATACTTCGTTTCCGTATACTGTAACTGCTTCTTCGAATGCAGCATAGAATTGGATATCTTGCAATTCGATATTTTCGATTGGATATCCTAAGCGCTGAGCACACCACTTTACTACTTTATCTGCATCTGTTTGGAATAATGAATCATTATCATAAAATCCAAACGGAGTAGATCCAGTAGTGAAATGTGATGTTCCAGTATATATTGCTATATTAGCCATTTATTAATCTAGTATTTAATATAAATATCGAAGTGATATAGTATATTATAAATGTTCTTTATACATGTTCAGAACTGATTCTACAATTGGGTGTCTGTGGTTTGTTTTTAGTATTACAGATGCTACTCCTGGAATAGAACCAGCAACTTGTTTTGATAGAAAATACATACCAGAGTCTTTTTTATTTTTTAAATCGACTTGAGATGTATCACCCACAATCACCATTTTACTTCCTTTACATAGACGAGATATTACCATTTCCATTTGGGGATCAGTAACATTTTGTGCCTCGTCTACTATGATAAATGCATTTGAGAAGTTACGTCCACGCATAAATGCGAATGGAACGATTTCTATCTGTCCTCGCTCAAAATACATATCCACTTTTTCTTTATCGTATACTCGATATGCGTTGTCATATATTGGTGCAACGAATGGATCCAATTTCTCTTTAATACCACCAGGTAAAAAACCAATTTCTTCTTTAGCTGTTACCACTGGTCTTGCTATAATGATCTTTTCAACTTCCTTATTGAATAATAGATCTAGCGCTGTTTGGACTGCTACTAGCGTTTTACCGCTTCCTGCTTGTCCAGTAATGACTGTAATGTCATTAACTAAAATTATACTCTTTGTTTCTTTTTGTTCTTCATTTAGTTGAACTTGGAACTTGATTGGATTTTTCGGTTTACGTTTTTCTTGAAAAATCTCGTCATTGTGGTGATTTGAAGCCATAAAACTTGTTTTAGTTACATTAATAAATATGTAATATTTTATTTATTGCGACAAATAAAAGAAGGCCGGAGCTAAGCTCCGACCTTACTTTTTATTCTAAAGATTAGAAATATTAGTATCCTAATGTTTCTAAACCTTTAACTAACACTTTACCGTAGAATTCAGGACGAACCATTTTCTTAGCGTAACGAGTCATCAAACCTTTACGTGGAGTAAATGTTTCTGGATCGTAAACTAATGGAGTCATGATTAACGGAATGTATGGAGCATAAACAGCACCAGTTTCTAGGAATTGAGATCCTTTGTAACCCATTAAGATTTCGTTAGAAGTCATGTATGGGTTCTTGTATACTTTGTAACGGCTGTTTAATGAACCGATCTTTTGAATACCGAATCCGAATTCTGATTTCTCACCATCACCTTCAGAAGCAAATCCTGGGATTGATTCTAAGATAGTAGCTACTGCAGGAGAGATAACTAAGAAGTTAGCACCACCACGCAATGTCTTTTGGTGAATTTTGTTAGAAACTTGTTGTAACACAGTTCCTAAAGTTTGGAACCACTCGCCTTGTGAGTTGTAGTATCCTGAAGTTAAAGCAGCGAATGAAGAACCATTCCAAGCTTCGTTGTTGATAGCTGACCAGTAACCAGTTGTAGCTGCGTTTTCTGATAACATACCTAACAATTCTAAATCTACTTCCATTGCAATGTAGTTAGACAACATTGAAGTCACTTCAGATTCAGCATCTACCGAGTGGTAAGCATTTAAATCTTGAGAGAATTCTGGTGTCCATTGTGCTTTCAACTTACGTGTCTTAGCAACGATAGCATCTGATTTTAATTTGATATCGATTGAAGGGATAGCTAATGTACCAGTTCTGTCTTCAAAATCACCACGAGCATCAACTGTTGGTTGAGCGCTGTATGAAATTGTGTAAGTACCGTTTACAGCAGCAACACCACCAGCGATAACAAACTTAATGTTTCCACCTGAAATTGCAGTAAATTCTTGTAATACGTTTGAATCTAAAACTAAAGAACCAGTGTTAACTGTGAATGACTTAATTGCAGCAGCATCAAATCCTAAGATTGAAGATGTTGGGAACAATACAGTTTTAACAGTACCAGCAGCAGCAGCAGAAGCTGAAGCCGCAGAGTTTTGATTGAAATCAGCTAATGTAGCATTAGATCCAGTAACAGCAGCTGCTGAAGCAGTCAATGTATTAACTGAATATCCGAATTTACCAGCACCATATAAACCACCAGCAACATCTAGGTTTTTAATTCCAGTTGTTGGATAAGCAGCTTGGTTACCATATACTGAAGCACCGTTGTTAGCACCTGAAGCATATTTGAAATCTAGATAAAATACTAGACCTGAAGGTAAAGACATTGGTTGTACTGAAACGAATTCTTTAGCTACGATTTCACCGAATACACGACGAACTAAAGGTAAAGCAACTCCAGCCCAGTTTTCACCAGCACCACCAGCCATAGATGTTTGACCACCTGTGATGTTTGCTTCTTGAACCAATGCTTTAGCTTGGTTTTCTAAGATAACCGCCATATTGTTACGGTCATAATCACTCTTAAGGTTTTTTAACAAACCTGTTTTTTCCCATTTTCCAACTAATTTGCCAGCTTCTGCTTGACGATCTTGGAACGGGTTTGCGCTTTCTAAAAGACTTTGTACGTTCATTTTTGAATTAATTTAATAAGTTTTTTTTAAAATTAGTTACCGAAGGCTAATCTTTCCCAACGGCTATACTGAGCATCAGTTTCGATTACTTTAGCACCGCTATTAGTAACCATTCCTACTGCTTTTGAAGCAAAACCAACTGATTCTTTGATGCTTGATTTTGTTTCTGCTTTCTTAGCAAATGAAGTAATCATTGATTCGTAAACCAATTTTGCTTCTTTAGCTGATTCAGCTTTATCAAAAGTTTTAACTACATCAATCTTTTGTGATTCAGTTAAATTTGTACCTTTGAATACTTTATTCATGTAAAGTAATTTTGCATTTAGCAAATTCACTTCTTGAAGTGATGAACGAAGTTCGTCAATTGTAGCTAAAGCTTGAGCTAATTCTTCTGCTAATGCAGATTCGTCTTCTTTAACTTCTTCCTCAGAAACTTCTTCTTCTTCTGATAGACCGAATTCAGCTAACAATTCATCGATATTGATATCGTTTTCGTCGATTTCTTCTTCGTTTACTGTTTCTTCTGTTTCGTCGATCATTTCGTCTAAGTTGATTTCTTCTTCGTCTGCAGCTTCAGCTCCTAATTCAGCATCTAAATCGATTTCTTCACCAGCATCGCCAGCAACTTCTTCTCCTTGTTCTGTTTCTAATTTAGCGAACTCTTCAGCAGCAATAGTGCGAATATATTCTTCAACTTCTTCAGGTGTCATTTCAGTGATATCTTGATCTTCTTCTTTTTCACCTTCTTTTTCTTCACCTGCTTCTTCTTCAGGTGCTTCTTCAGATTTTTCTTCTTCTGCTTCTTCTCCTTCTTCTTTAGCTTCTTCAACTGAATCTTCAGCCAATAATGCTTCTAAATCTAGAGTTTCTTCCATTTGATCATCTGCTGCTTCAGTAACTTCTTCTTTTACTTCGTCTTCCTCTTCCATTTCTTGTAGCTTTGCAGCTAACATAGATTGTAGTTGTGGAGTGAACGCTTCTTCAAGAGCAAGCTTAGCTTGTGCAAGTGCAGTTTCACGAACAGTTTTAGCATCAACAAGAGCATCTTTCAAGATTTGCTTTGTGTTACTCATTTTGTCCTTAATTTTTGTTTTTGGAAATAAGATTATTAATGAATCTTAATAGGGGTTTATACTTAATCGAATACCATATAGACATGGTATATTTGAGTCTGCCATAAATATATGCAGATATATTCAAAGCGAAAAGAAATGCCCCTTCTTTGCAGAAGAGGCATCAG